TACCGAGGGAGATTTTACGCTCCGTCAGGTGGCCATCGCAGCTGCTCTCGGACTCTCCGGGAGCAGTAGGAATGCTCAGTAATGAGCGTTCCAAACCATCCGGCTACATCCAGTAGCCACAACTGCAAAGGTATCGCTCCATGTTCGCAGATCCCGCTGTCGTGATGATCAATGCCGTGAATATTAACTTTCCACGGATTGGATCTGATTCTCGCAGCTCAACATATCAGAGCTCCGACGGTCTTCGGACCTTCTCCATTTCCGGTTCTTCAACGAAGAATCGGTCTCGGTCGGTCCTCAGACTGGACAGCCGCAAGCTGGAAACGGACCCCTTCGTCCTGAGCATGACGCGCCCGACAAGCATGAGTGCTTATCTGGTCGTCGACACTCCGGTCGATGGGTTCTATTCCGTCCCAGCTAATGCTCAGTTGGAAACAACTGGCATTGTCAACTTCGCGAATTCGGCGAACCTTCTCCGAATTCTCGCAGGCGAGCGGTAGGGATCGTGCCTTAGGGCACGTACATGGGGCACAGGATGATCTACCTCTGTTAGGAGGAGTCATGAAAAGCCTCATGGTACTTTGGCAGACGCTACTCGCAGATGCGGGTAGCTGGTGTTGCATCAGCACCACTCGTGACAGAAAAACTGCCACGAGGCGGTACGAACACGAGGGGTTATCGTTTCTCACGATAACCCTACCGAACTTCTGTTCCGACCTCCAAAAAGGTTTGGACAGAGGATTCGTTGCTCACGACCTGTTCATTGGTTTTAAATGGACAGGCGGTCTCCCCTCATTCTTGGGGGGTTTCCTTGAGCTTGTGTTCGACCGTAGTGATGGTCGATTGCTCGACAAGCCGTCGATAGATGCAATACAGTCTCTGAGGCAGGTTCTACTTGCTTTTGGGAAAGTAGAGTTGCCCTGCAGTGATGTAAGGGTTGCTCGTGCTATCGATAGCTACGTCAAGTGTGAGAAGGAGGTGAGAGTTAATGATTCTCATCGTTCCGCCGAGTCTCTCGGCAGATTTCGAAGAGTTTCTAACTTGGTATGGGCTTCAGTCCTCCAAAACGTCGATGAAGACGTTTATTATGGACGACTTATCCCACGCCACGGATCCGGTGCTACAGCTGATAGACTCCTTGGAAACAAGAAGTATACTCAGACTGAATGGACCGATCGCTTGGAAATGGTCTTCCCAATAAGGGAATATCTTATTCCAAACGAAAGATTCTACTTGAATCTTGATTCCGTTCACCTTCTCGAACCCGGCGCGGAACGACCTGTAAAGGTCATTACCGTGCCTAAGACGATGAAGACACCTCGAATCATAGCTG